CCGCCAGTAAGGCGGTATTTATCATCTCTTCAGACGCGACCTTCTGCATATTCATGGCGACAAGGAGTTTGCCAGCAGGAGATATAGATGCCATGTCCACGCTTGGGTTGATGCCGCTCATCTTCAATGCGAACCGCACCGAGACACATCTGGGCATAGACTTGCGTACTATAGTTTTTATCTGAACGCTCAGAGATTTCAGTCTTAACGTCCATTCCCATACTCAACCCAATTCCGTCACCAATCCAAGCAATACACTGGGTATCGCCATTTGAATCAGTAGTCAAACGCTCGGAACGCAAGAACTTGAAACCCATAAAGGTATCAATCTCACCATTCACAAGTGCTTTAACGGTATTGTAATCAGAACTTTGAATCTGAGTGTCGCCAAGCAGATCGTAGAACTGATTAGATTTCATAACAATACAGCGTGGAAGGTCAGGGTCAACATCAGACGAATCCAAGATCTGTTTTGCAGATCTAAGTTTGTCGACATTCATATCAGTTGTTCCAGATACGGCTACCTTCTGTGCTGCTGGCAGTGCTACATTACTTGAAGAATCATTCTCGTCTACACTTACAGCGTTGCCCAGCATTGCAGCGATAATGACATCATCAATCGTGCGCCCCATAGCGTTAACGCCAGCCTTGAGATACTCACTGGTAGGATCAGCTAACATGCGAACCTTGTCCGCTTTGTCAACCATATCTGCCCAGTTGTAGTCTTCAAGACTTACTCGTCTACGACTATGAGGAGTAGAGATCAATGGTGTGTCGGCATGACGACTAGTGATTCGCTGTGCAGATGTAGCGCCCAAACGATCAAAGTGGTCATACTTGCCAACTACATCCGTATTGCTACGAACATACTCACGCAAACGTGAACCTTTTTGCTGTACCAAGTGTATGAACGCATCACGAAACTTCTGCGAAAACGCCTTATTAATTTCTACACTCATTACATTACTCCCTAATAAATAGAGATTAAAAGTGGAGAGTTGTCAGCACCATGCTGGCTCTCATTTGCGTAAAGATTTAGTTATCCCTTTCGGGGCTTATTTCTTTACAAGTTTTGGCTTCTCAACCTTAATAGGTATCGGCAAAGCCCCTTCACATACCCCATACACCTTAGCAGGAGACTCCTGCCTATCGTAGTATGAGCAGTAACCATAACGCTCCTTAGTGGTCTTACCCTCAGGTGTTCTAAACTTAAAGGCAAAATTGTCACAGTTAGAGCAGGTTATGTTTTCTTTAAATGTCATTCTTCACCAGCGTAGGCCAAGTCATACAGATGATCTCTGTAAGCAACAGCCTCCTTGTGCTTAGAGTGTGTAGCGTCAAAAAGAGCAGCGTTATACTTATGTCCTGAGTCTTCCATAATGGAGCTAATCTCAAGTCTAGCAGTATCAGCATCTACATTTCCTGAATCCCTACCGGAACCAGCCATGTCAGGCTCAGAGAAAGCGCTACCTATCTTGTGAAGAAATTTAATCATAGCAACATTGTTAGACATGCCATTACCTTCAACGAATTGTTTCAGGTCATCATCGGCAAAGCGATTAAACGCCTTTCGTGATATGGCAAGGTTCTTGCTGTACTCTGTCGGCCCCCATTCTTTCTTTAATGCGGTCTCAGAGTCTACCTTAGACTGCTGCATAACGGCCTCTTGGTTTATCCCCATATCAGTATTGATATGGTTATAAAACTCAATAGCAGCTTGTGCCTGAGAATTAGATAGCCCGTTCTTGTACGCAACATCATAAAACTGGCCTACAAGCTCTTTATCGTATCCTGAATCTTCTGGTATGTTTACTGCGTACTTATCGGGAGCCTCAGGCCTACCAACCTTAGTATAAAAATCGTTAATCTCCTCCTCTGTAGATTCTTCACTAGGAACCTTAATCCTAGAGCCAACCATCTTCTGTAACTCTAGGTACGATTTCCCTAGCGAACCTACGTCCTCAAACTTACCCAGTGTGTCATTCTCCCTCAAATCATCTGATAAGTACCTAGACTGCCAGCTAGTGTCAGTCGCCTCCTCAGAACTAATGAGATTATCGTTTGCAACGGTCTCTTCAGTCATTACACAACTCCTTTAGTTTATTACACGATTCTCTTGACTTACTAAAATACTCCTGCTTACTTAATCTTCTACTGTAAATCTGATTAAACATCTTCTTTGTATCACAAACAAACGGTCTATTGCTATATATACTACACCTATTATTCTTAGTTAGAAAACAGCAATCAATGCTACGGCAGCAAGCTCCACACTGGTCACAAGGAAAACCCCATCCAGAATCTCCCATACTAGCGGAATTTTGTTCTGCCATATCATCCTGTCTCACTCCACTCCTGTGGTTTGGGTTGCCCCCCAGACTCGCTATACGCCCGTATCTGAGCCTTTAATCCTAAGACAAGCCCTCGACCGCCCTCGTTAAAATAAGTAGTGTATGGGTCATTTGGCTCAGCAGAAATGCTATTACAATACATATCCTCCAAAAAACCCATAACCTTCTCACCGTATGGCCCCTGAAATACTTTGAAAATCGCCTCTCTTATCTCATCCAAATCATTGGACTGGGAACGCATCTGCACCTCCTAGTGCTTTGACCATAGGGGCAGCCTTGCCAGCACCCTCTGCTACTTGAGAGGCTTGGGCTAGTTGCTCCTGCATAGCCATTTGTTGCTGTCTCTGCTCACGAATTTGAGCCACATCTTCCTGAGACCTCATAACTGTAGACGGCACAGCCATTCTATCTCCTATAATCTGCAATGCCTCATCAACATTAATATTGTCTAACACATCAGGAGCAAAGCCAGCCATGTTAGATGCAACCCCTAGCCATCTCTGTATAGCGGTCACATCTTGAATCTTCTGATTTTTTGCCAACTGGCCCACATAAGACACCTCAATATCGTCTAATTCCGCAAGCTCTTCTGGGGCTGGTGGCAATGCGCCACTTCTATTCATAATCCCAAAAGATCTCAGTATAATAG